GGAACCTGGTGGAATCCAACCCGATCCCGCCGACCTTTAACGTGCCCACGCTTCCCGGTACAAATGTGATCCCGCCCTGGACGATGGCCGTGCTTCCCAAAGACCCCAGCAAAGCCGCTTTCAGTTACGCCGACAAGTTGCGAAAAAAGCTTAGACCTGTTACACATGGACCGATAAAACTCTAATGGTCGCCATCACCCAAGACCCCGACAATCTGCCCGAAGTCCGCGCCAAAGCGGACGATATCGTCAAAGACAAATACTTTGCCGCCATGCCCGCCGAAGATTGCATCGACGCGCTGGGCGACAAGACCGACGAGTTCGTCAAATACATCACCAGCAAGGGCCGACTCTACTATTGGCGCAATGCCTTCCAGCAGCTGAATAACGGACTTTTCATTATGGGCGGCATCAGCCGTTATGGCGTCGAAGGGGAATTGCTGAACGTGCCCGTGAAAGTCTTCCGAAACGATTTGGACTATGTGGTCGCCATGACCACGCAGGAACGAATTGATTGGGAACCCTCAGCGGTCAACACCGATTTTAAATCGCAGGCCCAAGTGACGCTGTGCCGCGGGCTGCTCGAGACACGACCGTGCGCACGCCCGTGACGTTTCGCGGGGCGCTCAGATTGGCATGGAATTTATGGCGTCAACGCGGGAAGAAATCCGAAAGCTGAATCAAGACTGCTGGGAAGCTATGGGCGGCCCGTTTGACGAAGGCTTGCGGAAGTTTTCTATTTATCTGGAAGCCGTCTTGGATTACGTTGACAAAAAGGTGACCAATGGGAATCCCGACAAACCCAAATCAGCCTGATCCGCAAACCCCCGCCCAATGGGACGGCGCGATCAAGCCGCCCCAAATCGAGTGGATCAAAAACGACCCCAAGACCACCAAGCACTTGCCTTGTACGGATTCGTCGTGGCTGGAATCGGTCAGCTATGATTCGACCACCCTTCGGCTGACCGTGACTACCAAGAACGGATCCAGCTGGCAGCACGCGCAGGTCTACCCGCAGCAGTTCACTGAAATGCAGATGCACCCATCGAAGGGTCGCTATTACACCAAGAACATTAAAGGCACTCATCCGACCACGCACATTTTAAAAACCCCGAAACTGCGCGATTTCCCAAAGGAGAATAAAAGCCATGGCACGACCAAAGACCGTTTTAAAAACCCCCTCTATGACCGCTACACCGGGGGCCGCTACGATTCCGCAGGGCGCTACAGCGACCGCCCCGGCGCCGGAGCTAAACCCCATAAACGAATGGGAATTTAAGATCCGCGGCCGTGGGACGTCCGGCTGGATGGCTTTTGTAAAAGAGAATGGGAAGTGGGTTCCGCTGCGGCCGTCCGAAACAAGCTTTCTGTCCGCGGTAACGGCCATCGAACCGGAGCTGATGCGCTTGGCGTTTCCGCATACGGCCACGGCACGGAGGACCAAATGACCGAAGGACTGATCACACGCATTGGGAAGTGGATAGATTCGAAGTGGGAACCAAAGGCCACGGAAGCCTCGGTCATTAATAAGTTCGATTCGTTGTCCCAATCCCTTCGGCTGATGCAGGAAGCCTTCGAAAAGGAAAACGCCGCGCTGCGCATCCGCCTGCAGGTCTTGGAACAGACCGCCAAAGAAGAAACCACGCACAAAGACGCCGCGGAGCTAAAAAAACGCCTAGAACAACTAGAATTGTACGTGGGCATGAAGCGCGTGGCCGATCCGACGAAGTCGCCAGTGGCAAAGTCGGCGTTTTCGATGTAGAAAGGGCTTTGAAGTAGGGAGAGCCAAGGATTCCGTGATCGCTGTAAAGCTGTCACTGTCAGTCCTGGGGCTAGGCTGGCCCCGCTCCCTACTTGAAAGCCTTAAAGGCTGAAAAAAACAAGGAAAAAACAATCCATGGCATTTAAAAAAGGCAAGAGCGGCAATCCGAACGGGCGCCCGCTGGGGTCAAAGAACAAATCCTATCTGGACGTGAACCATTGGCTTGGCCGCGCTGATGAAATCCTTTCCGAAGAAAAAGACCCCGAAAAGAAAATGAGCATCACCAAGTGGGCGGCGGAACTGCTGATGTCCAAGGTGCAGGTCTTGCCCGCCACGCCTGGGGAATCCGTCCAAAACGCTTTGGAAGCGCATGTGATCCTAAAAGCTTTGGAAAAAGATGCTGCTGAACCCGATCCAGCGCCAGCGCGCGATTAGCCTGGCCTGGCGGCAAGGGAAGCTAGACTACCTGCTAAGACCGCACCAGACGCGGTTCCGCGCCGCCTGGCGCAAAGCCAAACCCTATTCGCGGAAGTTCTTTGGATGCTGCAATCGCGGATTTGGAAAGTCCACTGATCTTTTTATTGAAGGCTTGGAAGAGTCGATCAAGGTGCCGAACCTTGACGTTTACTTTATCGCGCCCGTTGAAAAAAAACTAGATGACTACCTGGAACCGATCCGCAAAAAGATCCTGCGCAAAGCCCCGGCTGATTTCCGCTATCAGTATTCGGCGTCCGACAATATCTTCCGCTTCCCGAACAATTCCCGGATGCTTATACGCGGCTGCAACCACCAAAGCTATGACGACCTGCGCGGCGGAACTTGCGGCTTGGCTCTTGTCGATGAAGCCCGCGGAGTCGATAACCTGGAAGACCTTATCGACAATGTCCTTATGCCCGCCTGTGCTAAGTCGGCTAAAGAAAATCCTGGGACGGGATACCTTGTCGCGCAATCGACGCCGCCGCCAACCACCGACCACCCGCTAGAAGGCTATTATCAGGACGCCGAAGTCGGCGACTATTATTTCCATTCGTCGATCTACGATTGCGACTATCCGGCCGATATCATCGCGCAGTTCATGGAAGAAGCGGGCGGCGCCACGTCCATGACCTGGCGAATCGAATACATGGCCGAACGCGGTCTGGTGGATGATGAATTAAAGATCATCCCGGAGTTCGACAACCGCCTGGGCGACGGCAACGTGATCAGCCTGCAGGCCATGTCCGAAGTGAAGGCCAAGCCGGAACATCAGTTTTACAGATGGTTCGAATCCGTGGACATCGGGACCGTGGACAAGCGCGTCATGCTGGCGGCCTTTTATAGTTTCCTGGACGCCACGCTATACCTGGACATTGAGCGCGTCAGCCCCAAAGGCGAAACCACAAAAGCCTTCGGCGACGAATTGACAAAGCTTGAAACGGAATCTAAAATCGCTGGCAAGGTTTACCTTCGGACCTGTGACATTGACGGCGCACAGCTGGCGCTGGATCTACTCGACTCGCATAAAATCGCGTTTTACCCGACGGATAAAGCGCGGCTGATCGAGATGGTAAACAAAGTCCGCGTGATGATGGGCGCCAGGCGGATCATGGTTTCGGAAGCTTGCAAGTTCTTGATTGGGTCCCTTCATAACGGCATGTGGAAGGACTACAACAAGAAGGATTTCGCGCGGTCAAAGACCTATGGACACTTCGACGCAATCGCGGCGCTTATCTACATGGTCAGGAACCTGGTGGAATCCAACCCGATCCCGCCGACCTTTAACGTGCCCACGCTTCCCGGTACAAATGTGATCCCGCCCTGGACGATGGCCGTGCTTCCCAAAGACCCCAGCAAAGCCGCTTT